ATTGCTGCTGCATCCCAGACTGCACCATCTCAGACTATTAGAGTCGAGCAAGGACCAATCAAAATCGTAACCGATTCAGATCAACCCCCATACAAGATGTAAACATGGCAAACTCTACTTTTAAATTGTGTGCTCTTAGTATCGGTGGCGTTATTGCCTTCGCACATATTGGAGCACTCGGTCATTTAATAAAATCTAAAGGACCACAATATCCAGTCATCAACTTTCCTGCGGGTGATTATTCATCATATAAAGTAGAAGCAGGAAAAGATGGATATACAATAGAATATAAAGCAAACGACCCTGCTATCCTAGAATCGCAAAGGTCATTATCTTCAGATAAGAATAAGAAAGGATTCTTTGGTGGTGGTACTGAGAGTCGTCGTGAATGGCGTAAAGACCAATTCACTATGGATGGCACTAGAAATCTAGGAGGTGCCACATTAGATGGCGAGGGAAAGTCTGCGAAAGACATAGAGTGCATCGTGGCGGACGCTGGAGCACGGTCACAAGGTGCGATGGCGGGAAGTAGTATTGCTGCTGGAGTTGGTGTTCCTGCTGTGATTGGCATTCCATATGTTGGATGGTTAGCAGCTGGTTGGGTATCACTTTTGGGTGGTAGACTAGGATCTGAAGCAGGATCTACTGTCGGTTCAGTCTTTAATGATTGCTAATCCTAACTTAGTCACGAAGTCAAAACATACCCCATTTTAGGAAATCTTGCCTATAATAGATAGTGTAGTTGCATGAACTATGATGAAGTTTATTAGCGCAGTTATCGTTGCCACACTTTCGGCAATGATTATATTTTTACCTGGGATTGCATATGCTGTAGAAGTAACAATGGGTTCCAATGGAAATCTTGTATTCGATCCAGATAATATTAGTATTACTGCTGGTGAAACAGTTCATTTCGTAAACGGAATGTTGCCCCCACATAATATTATTGTTGAAGGTAGAGCAGATCTTTCTAGGGAATCGTTGATGTTTACTCCTGGCGAATCGCAAGATATTCTCTTTGCTGATGCAGGAGATTATGATTTCTTTTGTGGTCCTCATCAGGGGGCTGGCATGATTGGACATCTTCATGTAGAATAATGAAATATACGCACAACTATATGAAAATCTTTCTTGACACTGCGGACACAGAAGTTATTAATGAATATTTTAAAACTGGATTGGTAGATGGTGTCACTACCAACCCTACTTTGATTATGAAGAGTGGTAGAAATCCCATGGATGTTTACCAGGACATCAAAGATATTGGTGTTCGTGATATCAGTATGGAGGTTGTTGGTAGTGCAGCTCAGATGTATCATGAAGGACGTAGACTTTCTGATATGTTTGGTGATGTCTGCACTGTTAAACTCCCTATGACTAGGGATGGTCTGAGTGTCTGTAAAGAACTCTCTGACATGAATGTCAAGGTAAACGTCACGCTCATCTTCTGTGCCTCTCAGGCAGTCCTAGCAGCAAAGGCAGGGGCAACATATGTCTCACCTTTTGTAGGACGATTAGATGACCAGTCAGTGGCAGGCCTGGAAGTTGTCAGGAGTATCTCTGAACTGTATCGCATCCACGGAGTCAGGACTCAGGTTCTGTCCGCATCTATTCGTAGTGTGCAACGTGCTATCAGGTCATGGTATAATGGAGCACAGATTTGTACGATGCCACCTAAAGTATTTGATCAGATGTACGATCACATCCTTACTGATAAGGGTCTTGAGATTTTTGATCAAGACTGGGCATCGGTAAAGAGTGATTGACGAAGACACACCTTATAAAATGGCTGAGATCATTCGTGATACTTGGCCCAACTTTTTTTACTTGAAAAATATTAAGAAACCCATGACATTTACAGTATATTCCAAAGATGGTTGCCCTTATTGCACAAAAGTGGAGCAGGTATTACAACTTGCTGAAATTAAGTATGTGATATATAAACTTAACAGGGATTACACCAGAGAAGAATTCTATGATAAGTTTGGAAAAGGATCTACCTTTCCAAGAGTTGTCAAAGATGATACACTAATTGGTGGATGCACTGAAACTGTTAAGTATCTACGGGAACAAAAGTTGGTCTAATGGAACAAAACCTCATCGACATCTATGATCTTATTGAACATGCTATTGATAATGCCTTTGAGGGAAAACTGAATTTAAAATTTTATGATTATCTGAAAGAAAGTAAAATCAAAAAACATGAGATAGATGCTTTCATTTTAAGCACTACCGCAAATGAAATTAGTGATCTCATTTTGGATCTTGATGAATATATCAAGGGTGGTACTGATAGTCAGCATAAGCAACTGCGTGAAGGTTATGGCCATATTCCTAAACCTCAAGCAAGAAAGATAAGAAACTACTTAGAAAGTTTCATAGATGATGCAGAGAGGTATAGTCATGACCGAAGACCGGGAAGACGCAAAAAACATTCTAAATAATCACGAAACCAACATCAACCGTGGAGTTGAATTGTTGCTACGCAACAGGAGGAATAAACCAGATCCGCCTAAGACTTTTCAGGTAAAGTTTGGTAATATGGTCGCTCTTTTCAAAAGAGAGATCGTGTTTCACTTAAACTTCTATCTGGACATCAGAAAGAAATAAATCTCTGGAGTAGACACATGTTAGCAGTAACACTTACGATTGGAACTCTTGTTTCAATTATGTTCTTTTTTGTAGGAGGTGTGGTAGGATGGTTAGCAAGAGAAAACACCTGGGTAAATCAACCAATTTATACACATCCAGAGATGTTTGACGAAAACGGGAATGTATTACCCGACGAAATTTTAGCAGTACGATTTGAAAATGGCTATGACGAACTCGACGAAGAAGACGACAACTAAAACGAGATCTGTAAAAGTAAAAGCAGAGTCTCCCAAACTTCCACCTAATCCTTTTGTCCATGAGATTCTTGAACTTGTAAGCAAGCAGAGGACCAAGGCTAAAAAGGTAGAGATTCTTCAGGAGTATGTTAACCCTGCACTGAAGAGTCTCTTTATCTGGAACTTTGATGACACTGTTATCTCTGTAGTTCCTGAGGGTGATGTTCCTTATAAAGAGAATGAAGTTCCTGTTGGAACTGATCACACCTCTTTGCGTCGTGAGTACAAGCACCTCTACAACTTTGTAAGGGGTGGGAATGATAGCATTTCATCTCTCCGTAGAGAGACTATGTTTATTCAGATGCTTGAGGGCCTGCACCCTGCGGAAGCAGAAATTCTTTGCTTAGTGAAAGATAAACAATTGCAAACTAAATATAAGATATCTTACGACATAGTTAAGGATGCTTATCCCGACATCAACTGGGGAGGACGTTCATGAGTAGTGTTGCTGTAGAACAACAGGAAAAAGAAATGGCAGAGTATGGATCAGAGGAAAACAAAATCAATCCATCTGATTATGAGTGCCAAATCCTGTTGGAAAAAACAACTATAGAGATAGCAAACGATAAGACATTTCCAACAGATGCCAGACTTATCTGGTATGTTGTTGATGGTGTAGAGCATATGGATCTTACCCGTTGCGGTAAAGTAGTAAAGATGTTTGATATGTACTACGATCGATATGGAAAAGATTCTGTTCGGAGAATTGACTTTGGATATGGAACAGTCAACCCTAAACTTTGGGGGCAAAAGCCAAAGAAAGAAAAGAAAAGAAAATGAAAGATGAAATTCTTAGAGATCAAGTTAATGAATTGATTCGTGATGAAATTCAACAAAACATTAATGAGTACGTTGAATCAACAGAAGAGACTCAGAAAAGTGGTCTCGGTTTTCTTGAAAATGAAGATGAATTAAAAGTCAATATCTCTCAAAGGGAGATTGATAAAATTATTAAAGAGTACAAGAAAATTAAAAAGAGCCAAAGATCAAATTTATTTGAAGTTAAAAAACTGGATTTTAGAGACTAATATGTTATCTACTCAATACAGACTACGACTTGAATTTATTTGTAAATGTATTGCAAATGGTGAAGAGGTAAAATTAGATGATATGATCTGGGCAGAGAAGTTGGCAAAGAGTCACACTACTGCCAGAGACTGGTTGCAAAAAGCACGAAGACAATCTTCTCAAGAAATTGAAGAAGGTAGTACCGACGATTTTCTGAATAGGATGGGACTAGGAGATCCCGACCCATCCAATCATAGAAAGGGATTCACTGATGCTGACGACATTAAGAGTTGGTTTCAGCAAGACAAACCTGATGACTGGAGGCAACGTGACTGATTATGTCTGTGTCCAAACATGGGATCCCATTTTCGAGATGATACGCTATAATTGGGTACATAAGTCTGAAAAAGATCCTGTGCAGTTCGTCAAAAATCTCAACCCAGAACAAGAAATGCTATGAGTAGCAAGATGATGTTCCTGGTTGATGCTGGCAACGGCAGATGTATCACTCATGATGGGTATATTCAACTGGGTAGTTTCTCTCACACTGTAGAGAAGCACCTTGAGTTAAATCCAGAACAAGAATGGCAGGTGACCTATTGGATGCCAGATCCATTCTGTATCAGATACCCAAGAGCAAACTATCAACATACTATGAAGGCAAATGAAGGGTCTCCTAGGACTGATAATGCTACTGATAGCAGACCAAGAGACTTCCCTGACCAAGCAACTGAAAGACTTGAGAGAACATTATGAATGTAATTACAGAAGGAAAAGTAAAGACGGTATATCAAGGTGATGATGCTGATCGTGTCATTATTGAATATCATGACAAAGTAACTGCTGGCAACGGTGAGATGGTTGACCATCCACTAGGCAAAGGATCTCTTTGCTGCAGTATTTCATCTATCATTTTTGAGAAACTTTCCAAAGAACTTATCCCAACTCATTATATTAATATGGTTGGTGCTAACAAGATGATTTGTAAGAAGGTTAGTATTGTTCCTCTAGAAGTTATCTGTCGCAATCGTGCTGCTGGATCTATTGTTCGTGAGACTACTCTTCAAGAAGGAGCCCCACTGCCACATCCTATTGTTGAATTCTTCCTGAAGGATGATAGTAAGCATGATCCTTTGCTTACACCTGATCGTGTGAAACTAATGGGATATAATCCAGAACCTTTTATTGAGATGACTCTACAGGTTAATGATTATCTCCGTCAGATGTTCTATATCATGGGTATCGATCTTGTAGATTTTAAAGTTGAGTATGGTTATGATGCTCATGGTGAGTTATATCTTGCTGATGAGATTAGTCCTGATAGTATGAGACTCTGGAAGATTGGTAGTGATGAACGATTCGATAAAGATCTATTCCGAAAGGATGAAGGTGATATCGTTCCTGCTTATCGTGAGATTCTAGATAGACTACAACCGCTTGCTATTTCATGAACGAATTAAAGATCACTCCCCAAACATATATTGATATGAATAAGGAGTTTGAAGAAGAGGGAACACCATTCAGAATTTCTATTCCTACACAGGAACAGATTGATAAGCATCGCTCACAACCATCAGCACCATATCAGGCACCACCTAAAGTGGACATGGTACAAGAAATGTGGGACAAAATTGGAGGACGACCTAATGGATGATTTTAACAAACCAGGATCTAATAAGATAGGAATAACTCCTGAAGTTGAAAATTTTGTCACGCAATTGCAACTAGATAATGTATGTAAGATATTGGGCGGTGAATTAAAACATTATTTTTGCTCAGATAAAACTACAACTCATGAAAAGATTGTAATCGAATACAACCACAAAAAGAAATGCAAGCAGTAATTTACAGTAACGGTAGTCAAGAATGTGAACGAGCTGGTATGCTCTTGAAAAGTATTCACGAAGATTTCCATGAATATGTTTTAGATAAAGACTTTACTGACAAACAATTCCATGCAGAGTTTGGTGAAGAAGCTCAGTATCCACAAATCTCAATTGGACTGGAGCATCGTGGTGGTCTCAAGGAAACTTTGCATTATTTGAATAAACATAATTACATATGTTCGTGTTGATACGAAAACACTTGACTAAATAATGTATGAGGTCTATAATAAGACCTGACGTTCATCCCACTCTTGGGTGGGACGCAAGTAAGTCGCGGAACGGAGTCGTTCATCCCATGCTAGAACTATTATTCTATACATCACTCACCTGTCAACAAGCCGATGCAATTATGTTTCGGATGAGAACAAATGAGAATCTTCCTCCCGAAATGAAGGTGGAATTGATTGAGGTCATGAAGGAATCAACACCTGAGTGCTATCCATGGGACGCACACGACTGAAGGAACGGGGATTAAAAACCCTAACTTCAGGAGACTGACAAATGAACACACTAAACATGATCAAGAAGCAGATCAACAAAGCATCTGCTGTTCACAACGCACAGATTACCCACACTTCATATCGTGGTGT